ATCAATTCTAGTACCGTATTGTAATTCTAGTTCTTTAATACGAGTTTCAAACTTCAGAATCATCTCTTGATAATCTTTTTCTAATTGTTTTATTTTAAGTTCGCTATCAATTTGTTTTCTGTAGTTCTCACCTTGAACTTGAAGCTGTGAAACTTTTTCAAACTCGGTAGGTTGTGGTGGCTGTGGTGGTGGCATGTTTTGCATACCAACATCAGGATCAGTAAAGAACGCATTAGGGTTTTTCAGACCAGCGTTTTCTACAATCTTACTTAGCGTGTTGTAAATGTTACGTAAGTTAACCATAGGCCCAACAGCAGAACCTTGTAGTTCTAAACCTTTGAGCTGAGTTTGTAATATGTTATTTAAAATAGCAAGTTGTTGATCTCTCGAACCAGTACCTAGTCCTACACTTATAGAAATGTTGCAACGATTACGCCATTCCATAGGTCTGAACGGTACGAAGTTATTTCTTATTTTTATAATTCTTTCTTTGTCTTGGTGTTTAACAACTAGTTCAAACATTTTTAAGAACATGTCTTTAACACCAGTCTCGGCAAAGATACGTGCAATAAGTTCTACACGCATTTGTGCTTGAGATAATATTGTGTTTACACCTGTTGCTGTTTTATTTAACGAGTCAGCATCCATACCTTGTGAGTATCGTGTAATACCTGTGCGTTGTTCTCTTACCGTGTCAAGATATTCCAACATAGGGAACGCTTGATTGTTAATAGTTTGCGTTTGCATTGGCATCATTACTTGACCAGGCGAACCTTTAGTTCTAACTACACCACCAGGTCTATTAGTTAGTAGATCATCAAGATTAACTTGACCATCCATAACTGCAACTCGGTTGTTGTTAGTTAGATACATGTTGTCAAGTAACTGACGCATAACTGTAGACTTGATTAACTGTAAGTCCTCAGTCATTTCAGATACAGAACGACCATAAAATCTGTGTGGTACCATGATAGGTGTTACCGATACAAACGGTACGCTGTCGCATAGTTCGTTATCAAGTATCGTATAACCTTCAGTACCTGCTAAAGTAATTTTTCTTAACTTAGCAATGCCATCACCTTCTTCATCAATACGGATGTAACACTCGTAGATAGATATTTCATCAGTGCTTTCTTCACCTGCATTACTATCGTAGTCGTAATCTAGGTTTCTAAATCTTGTAGTTTTTTCCTCGTTGTATTTATCTTGTGAGTCTGCAGGTAAACTATAAACCTTATCACTATCAAACCCAGCTTCAATAAGTTGTGTTCTTGTAGCTGTGGTTCGGTGTGCTACAAAGTTTGCATCTTCAATACTTTTAGCTCTACGTTCAATTAGAAATTCTTCAGGTGGTATAGCTTCTATTTTTACTTTACCATAAGTTTCTTCACGTTCAATTACCACATCATGTAAGTTTGGGATTGGTGTGTTTTCTATTTGGTCTAGCACCATAGGATCTACAGGCTGTCCTGATTCTTCTATCTGCTCTAGTATTTTATTTTTTTCTTTCTTTGCACTTTCATCTTCGTACTCAGTGTGTTCTTTAGCTACTACACCATCTTCATCCAACAACATAGTGTATTCATCTTCACTAAGTTTCTCGTATGTTTCACGTTCTACTTTGTTTGATGTGTTCCAGTAAATTTTAGCTACACCATTTTTTTGTATTAGTGCATCTTTGAATAATGTGTAAAGGGTAATAAAACCATCGTTGTCTTTGTTAAAAACGTAGTTTAAATAGTCACTAGCTTGTTTAGCAACTTCTTCATCTTCTGCAGTAACAGGCTCACACTTTACAATCTCATCACTAGCTGCAAAGGTTCTTAACAGGGTTGGTAAGATTGACTCGATAACATCAGATACATCTGTAGATACAACTTGTGATCTACCTTCTTGCTCGTTACCAAAAGGTTCACCAAAATAATATTCTAATGATTTTTGTCTTTGCTCTGTAATGTCAGAACCAATGTAACCTAAAGATGCTTTGATCTCTGAGCTAACTATCGAGCCAACTTCTAATTCTGTAAGTGGTTTACCTTTTGCCATATTAAACTATATACCTTGTATCTACGTTAATTTCTCTTGTCCATACACTAGCAGTGCCAGGATCTATTGCACAGCCATATCTAAAACTATCGGCTCCATGTGATGCCCAGTTGTGCAAGGGTTTATTTTTAAATGTTTGCATTTTATCATCAAACTCTTTGCGGTATTGTCGCAAACAATCAATACCATACTTACATCGGTTTTTATCAAACCAACATTGATCTAATGTATTTCTTACCGCCTCAATACCATGTTGTATTTCTAGCTTTGGACACACATCAAAGTTAATACCTAAATCATAAGCAACCTCTAAACGAGATTTACCTGTACCTAATTCTCTAGCTACAATATCATGTGGTGCTACATGCCGACTATAGTTGTAACCTTTATCTTCTAAGACACCAGCATAGTGTGCCAGTGACTCACCTGAAGTTTCATAGTAATCTATCAGATGTATTTCGTTGCCAGTTCGTTGTGCAAACCAAATTGAAGTTGAATCACCTATACCCAAATCCCACCAGGTTTCTACACCAATACTATCATCGTAATCTACATCAGTGATGCGATTTTCTTTTTCAGCTTTTTGTATTTGTTTGCCATAATAGGCCCCACTGACTGCAGCTTGGAAACTACATTCATACTCTTGCTCATATTGATCTTCTGGCATAGTAGCTCTAGCAGATTCAAGTTCTTGAGCATCGATAATTTCTGTTTCACTTGCTCTATAAAGTTGTGCATACCAATCCTTTCCTGTTCGTTTTGCAAAATCATATACATCCCAAAACTGATTATGTCCCATAGGCGTACCAATAAAAATAACGTACCCTAGTTTATCACTTATGGCAGGTCTAACAACCTCTGTCCAAGTACGTGGTGACATAAGAGCAAACTCATCCATACATACACCATCAAAACCTAAACCTCTAAGTGCATCGGGATTGTCCGAGCCGAAGATTTGTATACGTGATCCATTCCATAGATCAACCTTCAGTTCGGTTTCGTGACGTTTACCACCAAGTTTCATTAAGGGTTCTGTATATTCTTTTAAATAGTCGTAAGCGACTGCTTTACCCTGTCTATATGTTGGTGCTATATACGCCAATCTTGCGTTCTGTATTTCACATGCAGTCATAATTAAATGATTGATGGCAAATACAGTCTTGCCAAATCTGCGATGACAGCAGATGACATTAAATCTTCTTAGATCGTTGTGAATCTTTTCTTGTAGTGGTCTTGGTTCGTAAGGTATTTCTAATTCCATTACTTACGTCTATTCCAACGCTTTTTCCAAATCCAACTTTGTAATCGTGCTAAGTATTTTTCTATTATGCTTAAAAATTTAATCATTGAACATATCCATAATACTTTTTGCTTTGTTAATTCTTTTATTTATTTGTTTAGAGCTTTGATCTTTAGGTCTTTCAAACTTAGTCATAAACATTTCCGTAGCAGTATCTACATCACCAGCAAAAGCATCACGTATTTTTTTAGCGTTGCCTTGTCCCACTATGTTTTGTTTATCACCAAATATATTCTCCATAACATAATCTATTTGTGATTTAGCTGAGTCATCTAGATCATTCTCTTTTATAAACTTATCGTACTCTTGTCTTTGTATACCTTCAAACTGAAAAAGTCCATAGCCAGGCCCTTTGTTTTGTTGTTGCATAAAATCAAAACTACCACCTGTTTCTACATCTATGTTACCCATAATTGCAGCTACTGCGTTTTTACTTAATCTCTCATCGCTATTAAGTATATTATACACTTGTTCCATGTTGGTAGGACTAGAATCATCTACCAAGAGTCCTACTTTTGACATCATTGGCATAATTCTACCAAGTAAACCCTCAATCACGTTTCTTTTTTCTCCAACCAATGCTAACATTGACAGGCTTATCGTCATCACCACTAATAGTGCTGTTAACCGAAGATAACCTTGAGTGAACATACGGTGCTGCTTTCTCTGCTGCCCACATTTTTTTTTCAGGGCTAGTTTTTTTAGTGTTAAGTATATTTAACATATAATCAAGCGGAGTTACAGTACCCTTGTTAAGCATTTTTTCAAGACGTTCATGTCTTGTTCCGTTTTTAACGCCTTTTGGTCTACCTGAACCTTCTCTTTTGCCGCCATGTTTCATTTTTGTATCTTTCTTTTATTACCAATTCTTGCAAGACCAAAATCTTGCGGTTAATTTTGATGGTGGTGACGTATCACATCGATGTCTAGCTCGAAAAGACTTACGTCTACCAGGCATAGATTTCTTTATTGATAAATTAGGGTCACCATACCGTATTAATTTTACTTGTTTGCCTTGTTTTGCAAGTACCGCAAACTTTTTGGACTTACCTGGTGTGCGTTTTGGCTTATTGTAACCTGAA